AAAAGGAAATTCTGAACTTTGTCTCCAAGCATTTTCAATAGGAGAATTATCTCCAAATACAAAAGAAGAATCTAAACCAACACTAGCAAATCGTTGAGTTGCGTTTGAGTCTGACGGACTTAATAAGTTACCATCTCTGTCTACTGGTAAAAATTTAGTTAGTCCTGGACGAGCATACTTAGAATTGATTTTAAAGGGCTCTCCTGGTTTTCTAATAATTCCTTTTTCTAGGTCTTCCCACATTAGTAAGTTTTCGCTAGTATAAGGAGCAGGGCCGTATTGTTCCTCCCACCATGTAGGTTTAATTGTATATCCTAGCATTTCCCAAGGTTGTGTATGAGGACGATCTGTATCAAATAGTTGACGATAAACTCCTCTCCACCAGCCTGCTAATTTTTCACCAGTTGGTGAATTCATACTTGAATAATTCCAAGTAAAAGAATCTATTCTATCAAAATATCTATGTTCAGTATAATCTTCGTCTATTAACTCTAACCATTGAACAAAATCAGTAATCATTGGACTATATACTTCTGTCCTAGAAAATTGTGTATTTCTAAAAGTACTTGGCAAATAATCGTGTATGTTTAAAATCTTAGGATCGTATTCAGTTTTTATATTATTAAAAATACGTTTTTCTAAATCTAAAATTAAATCATCTCTGTAATCATTAAATGCTTTAGTTAAACTTCCGTCGTGTCCTCTTATAATTAATGGAGCATCGGCATATGTGTCATCAACAAAAATTTCAGGAACATATTTAGGAAAGAGTCCTAGTTTAGTAGGAGTAGACGGTATATATGTGCCATTAGTATTTTCATATTCATTAATTTCTAATGTATCACCAAACTCCTTTTCAACTGTTACTTCTAAATATCCTTCACTATTAAAAATATAATCACGATTATGAAGTAATTGAACACCGTTTAAATAAACTGTTACTGCACGAGTACTTAACTCAGTTAAATCAAATGGTGTAGTAAGTGCAAAAAATCTAGTATCTTTATCTTCAATCAAAATTTTAGTAGTAACTGCTGCGCCATAACCGATCATATCTGAAAAGTAAAATGGCATAGAATTAATTTTATCTTTAGTAATTTCTTCAATTATTTTATCAACATGCCCTCTAACAGTTCCGCTATAACTAATAGATTCTGCTGCTTCTAAAAATAATCTTTTAAATTTACTATATTCCTTTTTAGAAAATCTTAGAGATTTAACAATGTTTGATTCTTTATCTAAAGTTGAAAATAGTGCAAGATTTAAAGGTGCAGAATGTTTAATAAATTTTCTACCGTATGCACTTAGATTTTTTATATCTCGTAAATTACTAACTCCAGGAAATACTCCGTTAAAATTAGGAGTATTTTGTGTAATACTACTTACATGGTCTGTAACTTCACCTAAAGTAAACGTTGAGATATTTTCATTTAGAGGATTTTTTTCTAAGTTTGGTGCAATATCATAATAACCGTTTTGATTTTTAGGAGTACTTGAACTTGTCTTAATTAGAATATTAGCATTCTGTTCAACACTGTTTAAAAATTTAATTGCTTTAATTTTATCTGCTGTATTAACTAATTCATAATCAGTACCTTCGTACACAATAACGTTGTCTACAAATACTTTAACTTTTAAGTCAGTTAAAAATGCACTGTTATTATAACAATCAATTGGATATTGTAATCTTGTACCGTCGTTTACATATTGTAATATTACTTCTTGCTCACTAAGCGCATCTGTTTTAACATACGCTCCTAGTAATTCATATCCTAAATCAGGAATATATCTTCTTAGATATCCGTTACTAACATTAATATTATATAATTCATCATCAATTTGATATTGTACTATGTCAGTATTAAAATCAAAGTTAAAAACAATATCTCCAACATTATTAATACTTCTATATGCTATTGGAAATCCTAAAACAGAATCGTTACTACCAGTTCCCTCTTTATAACTAAAAATTTTAGTTCCTCTAAAACTATTAGCAGGATAAACATTTGTATTTGAATAACTGTAGCCGTCTACATCAAAAATATCAAATACAGGAGGTTGATTTACTGCTGTTTTTTCTTGTGCTCTATTCCAATCTGTTCCGTCATAATACCACATAGATCCAGCATAACTTTCACCCCTGGTAATTAAAATGTTTTCACCTGATTGAGGATCTGAATCAGCAGTTTCAACTAAACTAATTTGTCCGTCGGATCCGCTTCCTGTAAACTTAATAAATCTAACTTCAAATATTTTACCTCTAACTAAAGGATCGGTATCTGCTAGAAATACAATTCTCATACCTTCTACAAGTTGTACACTGTCAATGTTATAACCTAGACTACCTTCTATAGTACTAAAAGCATCAGTAGTAAAATTGTCAAGTAAGTCAACTACTTGTTTTGTCTTTGTACCAAAATTATAAAGTTTTAATCCGTCTTTGAATTCAATAATTGGTCTGTTAGCACGTTGGCTTTGATCAATATCTAAAACTAAATTATTAATTTCTGCTGATAACTCAATAACACTTCTATGAAACCATCTATTGTATCTAGACCAAAAATTTCCATCTGGGCTAGAACGGTTAATAGTAATATAATCTTTATCTCTAGGATATCCAGTTGCAGATCCAAATGGTAAACTATCAAATCCATCAACACCGTCATCAAAAGGTATTAATAAATCAATTCCTACTGGAAAAGAAACTTCTACGTCAATGTCAGAAACAAGTTTAATTGCATCGCCAACACCTTCTACATACCATTCACTATCAGCAAATTTTGAAGGAGTAACTTCGCCTGAAAATCTTACTTTAAGACCGTTTGTTAAACTCCATCCATCTCTAGTTTGATAATACTTTTTACCTAAAATTTCCGACTCAACATCAATAAAACTAGCTTCGTCTTGATTAGCAACTTTAATTAGTCCACCAATATTAATATCGTTGTCTGCAACATACCATATTTCATTTGGTGTTCCTGGGCCAAGTAATAATTCGATTACTCCGTTTTCTACTCCTTGTTGAGATACTTCGTCTACTAGTAAAAATTCATCTTCTAATGTTCTAGCAGATCTAAAAGTAAACGGCAGTCCGGGAGTGTTAATTTCAAATCTATACTTTACACCTCTATACAATTTTAATGTAGGATTATTTGTTGCTCCATCAGGAGTAAACACATAAGAATAGTCTCCAAGAGCATTTTGTAATTCAACAGTATATGTACTTGTAATTTCTTTTGACTCTCCTGGAATAACAACAGTTTGTGGTCCTGTAGGAAGCCAATAATATTCACGGAAATTTGTAAGCATGTCCCAATTGATATTAGGGTTCCAAGCATAGAATTCTTGTTTATTATTTCTACTATGATTTTTATTGTCGCCACCAAAATTCTCAATTTGGTGAATATAATCCATATAGTCTCTTAAGAATTCTGTATTTCCTAAATTGTCCTTTACAATACTAACTGGTTCTAGTTGATAATTAGTTCTGTCAGCAGTTACATCTTCAAGATAAGAATCAGTAGTTGAGTTAAATGCCTTTGCACTTTTTCTTCCTACAAATGAATTAACTTTTTCTGATACTCCAGGTTGTAGTAATTGGTCTAACGTAGATTGTAAAAACTTAGTATTTTTCTCAGTTCTAAAATATTTGGGTAAGTGTCTAGCACTTTCTCTACGCTGTGGCACTTCACCTGGAAGTGGATATTCATTTTGCTTATTATCGTCAGCCATTAGTATTAATACCCTTTATTAATTCGTGTTGCGTTATCTTCAAAGTTTGTACTTTGAATTCCAGCATTAACTGTTTTTGATTGTGTAACTACTTCGCCTGAGGCTTTTAATCTAGAAGCAGTAATTGCATCTATAATTTCAATATCGTCTACACTTGCACTGCTTATAAAAATTTCATCTGCTTCTGATTTAATTTCATACAAGCTACCAAATGATTGATCTTCCTGTACAGGAACAATAATAAACGAAGATATATCAGGAGCAAGTTGATTAATGACAAATCCCGAAAGTTCTGAGAAGTAAAAAGTTTCGCCAAAGTCCCAGTTGTCTAATGCAAAAAACTGATTAATTGCTATAATTACTCTTGTTTTAATATCATTATCATTTAGAACTTTATCTGCATTTTTTACAATCTTAAATTTAGCTTTCAATTCTGTATCTGCTTCTTTTCCAAATAGTATCTTATACTTAACAGGATGATATATAACTTCGTCTGTTAATGATTTAATCTTATTCAGTGCTGATCCGTACTCAATAAACAACTGATCACTACTCGACGGTAATGGTTTTTCAATTGATTGATCTGTAAGCCATAATCTAAAATCATTATCATAATTTCTAGTTAGCAAATACATATCAATAATATTACTTGCACTAGGATCAATTCTTGATTCAGCACTTGCTGCATGAATATAACGGAATTTTAATTTATCTCTGCCAACCCTTGCTTTATAATCAGCAGTAATGTTTAATTTAAGAGTAGATTTGTCTAGAACTTCAAAGACATCAGTGTCAATATAATAGAAAACCTGTCCATCGTTGTATGTACTAAAGGGCTCTACTTCTGTTTTAGAATTTAAAATAATAACTTCGTCATTATCGTTGTTAAAATAATTATAATCTTCTACGCCGTCATTTGTTACTATTCTTTCAAATATAATATACTTGTTAGTTGGATTTACTTCAGGAGCAATAATTTCTTCAAATAAATCTGCATCGTCAACAATGCCATCTTCGTCGTCGTCAAAATAGCTAATTTCTAATTTTTTACTATCTACATATCCTTCTACATCTCTATATGCATCAACTATTTCCCAATCAAAATCTCTTGTGAATGGAGCAGGATTATCTGGTTGTGGATTAATGTTCAATACAGATATACTATCTTTAACAATTTTTCCTGTTTTATTATTATAAATTTTATCGTTTGAATCATAATAAAAACGAATTTCGTTATCACTTTCAAATACAAATCTCATTGAACGATATGTAATTGTATATCTTTCTCCATTAGTTTGAAAAAGTACTAACCAACTTGCGTCAAGATTTTGATTAGTTACATCTCCGGTTTTACCTGTACTAAATTCTGTGCCTAGTGAAAGATTGTTTTCTGTAACTATTCTCCACTCAGCATCAATTTGATCAAACCTTAAACCAAATGTTTTATATGAAAATATTTGATCTATAATTTGTTGCTTAACACCAGTTTCTAAATTATTAGCAAGAGGTGGCTTAATTTCATATAATATACCACCTGTTGGAATAACATCATTTAATATAACAGCGCCGCGACCATCATCTGTAGGTTCAAAGCCTGTACCGTTAATTCTAATAACTTTAACCCATTTGTAATAAGTGTCGCCTAGCAACTTAGCAGGTCCTGAAACTAGCTCACCTTTAGTATTAAAATGATTAGTCGATGTATCTGCATCTTCTGGTGCTGATTTAGCTACATATCCAGGAGCAACTACTTTAATTAAAGATCCAACTGTAACTAGACTTAAAATTGAGCCAGTAAAGCTACCTAAGGTAGAAGGGACATCTTCAATATTTTTAAAATATCCAGTACATAAGTTAGTTTCTGAAGTTGTTTGTACCCAGTTAACTCCTAGGTCTCTAGTTATAATTTTATTAAATTTGTCAAAATAAAAGTTTCTAATTTTTTTATCATTTAAAATAGGTATAATAGTATTTTCTACAGCACCTTCTACATCTGTTCTAGTAGTAAAATTAAATCCATCTTTCTTATGTTGATACTCTTTATATACAACACCGTCATTGCCGTATAAAGTTGTTTGACTATATTTGCTAGTAGCATCTATTAAATCAAAATAACGACTTATACCACTTGCAACTCTATTAACACTTTTAACTTTTACAATTTGTTGATTAATACCTAATGGTGCAATTTGATAATCTTCACCTGTAACCATTCTATTTTGGGTGTAGTAAGTAGTAGGTGCATTTTGTTTAATTGATCTTGTAGTTTCACTAACTGAACTATTATCAACAGTGTACTTTAAGTTATAAGTTATAGTAAGAGTTTCTAGTTTATTACGCTTTGAAAGATAAGGAATAGTAATTGTTATTCCTCTAAAATCTTGTGGAGTAATAGTTACTCGTTGATTTAAACTTGTTCTAAAATATGCTTTAAATTGACCTTTTGGAATATTACCAAATACCCCGTCACTAAACAGCAAACTAACTCTGTCATCTACTCTAGTCAAAACTGAATAAAGATTTCTGTCATTTTTATCTAAACTATTATAGATAACATTGTTACCTTGTAATGCATCTACTTGAGTCCAAAGTTCTTTTTCGTTTCCTAAACTATCTAACTGATATAACCAAACATCTGAATTATTAATTAATGGTGTTTCGATAGCAACTGATTGATTAGATGCATAGTTGTTGATCGTAAACACGCCTATGTCTAAAGTTCCTTGACGGAAATGACTAAAAAATCCTGTATTTGAACTAGTAGGACCCTTCCCATCATCTCTATATAACAAAGCAAAATTATTGCCAGGGAAAGGAGCTTCTTCAAGAATAGTATCAGTAATATCAGTTGATACTATTTCAAATCGTACTGCTCTACCGTCAATTGTTTTATTAAATTGGAAAGTTGGTACATCAGTATTAGTACTATTAAATCTATATTGCTCAGTATCAACTCCTGATATAACTGTCTTTTTTGTAGGACGGCCAAAAGTTCCATTAGTTGGAAGTGCAGTATTTAAAACTTTTATAAACTGTTCATACCAATCACTATTAGCAGGATCGTTCCAAGTAATTGTTTGTCCTGATAAGTTAACATTGTTACTATCGCGAACTTCTTCAGTAGTTCTAATATTTTGAATTTTAAGTAGTCCGTTAGCAGGCTGATTACGCTTAGGATTGTAAGATAATAAACGAGCTAAACGTAACACACTTTCACGACGCTCTGCTAGTTCTAAGTAGTTTTCTCGAGCATTTAGATCAATACGATAAGAAATATTTTGACCAAGGAATGCAATAAGATCTATTAGCGCAAGGTATTCGCTAGATTCAACATAATCATTAAAATCCTCAGGATAGTTTTCCCTAAGGTATTGAATCATTGTTCGACGTAAATTGTCGAAATCATAACTTTGAAAATCTGCATTACGAAAAGACTGATAGACTCTCTTCCAATCTTCTGCTAATAATAATCTATTTTGTCTATCTGTAGATGACATTGGCTATTCCTTATCTATAGCAGTATTTATATGAAAATAATAAGTGCGTATATAATTACTGCGTCATAAACCCAGCGTTCTCATCAAATTTCAACTGCATTTTTTCTACTATAGAATAAGGAAGATAGGCAAGTTCGCACTCAACTTGTATGCCACTTTCGTAAGAATCTACAGTAATTTGATTAACTTGAACACGCGGATCATAATTTACAATTCTTGAAACATTTTCAACTATTGCATTTTTAACAGTATCTGTTAACGGTTCAAAAAGTATGTCCCATATAATTGTTCCAAACTCAGGATCACTAAGTTTTTCACCTTGACGAATGTGAAAATGATTTATAATATCCTGTTTTATAAGAGCAATATCATGTAATACATGCGAACTAGCTTCAGGATTTACAGTACTAAATCCTCTATATGTAGCACTTTTTTCAGTAGTAACTCTATCTGAATTATTACTACCCTTTACTGATACTTGCTTATATAAGTTTTTTTCTAGTGTGCTCATACCGTATTTACCTTATTATGTTGGACGCTTAAAAGTATCCGTAAGTGTTGGAAACTCTGGTGCTTCTTCTTGTGTAGAATTAACAAATGTTCCTACACGTTCGTTATCTGGTATTGATTCTGTTTTGTCAGGAACAAATGTTTTTGGATCTAAGTTTTCGTGATCTGGCCAAGGTTCGTGTGTAGGAATACGCACAGGTCTTGTTGCTGTACCAGCCGCTACTGCCGCAGGAGTTGAGTTCATAAAAATTCCGTCTTTTGCAGTTTCTCTATGTTCAGGTGCTGTAATATTAGTAGATACATCAGCACTTAATCTTCCTTCAGCATCTGCTTTAAGTTCATAATTTCCAATAGTGTGCAAAAAGAAATTTCCATCAGTACTTAAATTCATATTACGTTTTGCTTCAAAATTAATGTCTCTATCAGCATAAAAATTAATATCGTTTTCAGTTCTAAAACTAATACTATCTTTTGCATAAACATCAATCTTACCATTACCAGTCATTTCAATCCAACTGTTTCCGCTGCCATGTGATATGTAGATAAAGTCTTCTGTATTGTGCATTACAATTTGATGACCGGTTCTAGTTTTAATTCGTATTAAATCATTAGAAGGTAAAGTTTTGTCTCCATCAGATTCGCCTGCTTCAACACTAGCATAACTTGGTTTGTCTGCTTCGTCTCCGCTTGCAGGCTTTCTTCGAAGCAAACTCATGTCTCCGTCATCCATTACAAAACTTGAACCTCCAAGACGATTAAAAGGTTTTTGAATTTGTGCACCTGGTTTACCGTATGAGTACTTAGGTCCGTCTAAATCTTCTGGCCCTGGAGTACTCCAACCAAATACCATGCTTGGTGCTTCTCTTCTAGCACTTGAACTATTAATTCCTCTAGCCCAGTCTTCTTTAATACCTGCTAAATCAAGTCTATCAATTTCTAAATTGTTTCCTGGCTTTTCATATTTTGTATAATCGTTTCCTGAAGGATCAGTTTTTTTATTAAATTCGCCTGCTGGTAAAGATAGTCCGCTATCTACATCATTAAAGGTAGTAGCAGAATACCCAGGTGTCATAAAATTCATTCCTAGATCAGGAACACAACCTATCCAATATGCTTGGCTATAATCTCCTTCAGGCATAACAACAATAACCATTGTACCTGGATCTGGTGGCACTGCCCAAAACCCATAACTTTTTTGTGTATATTCGTAACCTACGTTATTTGTTAAACCATCGTAAGGCGATTGTCCATAAAAAGGACTTGCATACTTACACTGTACATAGTTTTGTATTGCGCCGCCGTCAGTTCTTTTTACAATTTCAACTTCAAGGCCACCCATAAAAGTAGTATCTAAATGATTAATTACTTTTCCTAAATAAATTCCTGAATTTAGATTATGTTTTCTAGGTGTGCGTGTTTCTGTTGCCATTAATTAAGATCCTTCAGTCTGTGTTTCGCCGCCCATTCTATTTTTCTCGCTGCCAAGACCAAATGCTTGTCCTACACTTGAACCTCCAATTGCACTAAGAATTGCATTACCAATTGCTTGTGGAGACAGATCATGATTTCTTAGTCTTGCTAACTGTAATGTTTGAGTAAATTTTCCATTTTTAAAATTATTTGTAACGTAAATAACCTTATATACTCCACTAAACATAGCTATTGGTAAAAATCCTCCTAATGGATATTTTACAAATCCATCTTTACCATTATAATCAATAGGTGTTCTAAAATTTAAAATTGTAGTGACCATGTTGTTAACTGGATTACAAGATCCTTCAATTGTTATTCCTTGATTTACTGGGTTAGGAATACCTAACCAATTACCTAATCCTGCATCAATTAACCAATAAGGGTCTCCATTAATTTCTAAATCTACTGTTATCATGTCATTTCTTGAATGTATGAGAGTTTCGTTCCATTGAGAAGCAACCGAAGAAGCAGTATCTCTGTTGCCGCCGCCGCCAGCAAGCTGCGGAGATTGATTCTGTGGATTATCTCTTGCTACACCAGAACCCGTTTCTTGACCCATAGTAACACCATTGGCGCTACCAGTATCAGTTGTAGTTGCAGTCTGTGTTTCGGGTGTAGAAGATGAGTTTTGTCCGCCTAAAATTTGACTTAAATTTCTTTGTGCTCTAGTAGCTTGTGCACCAGTATAAAATGACTGATTAAAATGTAAATCAAAATTAATTATTTCGCTGTTTTCTCCAGTATAGATATAATTATATGCTTTTAATGCATTTGATTGTTGACCTAGTTTATCCCAAATACTAGATGATGTTGGAGCAGAAAACACTGTTGCCGGAACACGATAAGGTACTACACGATAAACATAAATTTTAGGAGATTGTCCAGTAACTAATCCTCCAAATAAACTAGAGCTATTATAAACATGAGTATGAATTCTAAACCACTCATAATCGCCCGTTTTATCTGCTTTTTGTTGAATTGCGTCTCTTCCCCAATTACTAGCTAGAACTACTTCTTCAATAATATCTGTTATTTTTGTAGCATTTTTAAAAGTAAATGTTTCTAAATCTTCACCTACTGTAATATTACCTCTAGTAAAAGTACCTGGAGCATCTTCGTTTTCTACAAATGCTGCATCTTGAAAGCCTGGTGCAACACACGTTTGAGTTCCATACAAATTCATTTCTGAATTACCAATTGCGTTAATATCGATAGCAGCAGTTTGTTTTAGTTGATCTGCTAGTGGACTACCTAACACTTGTGCGCCGGGAAGTTCTGCTAATTTTTCTTGTAAGTCAGCTGGTATTTCTCCTGCATCACTACCTCGAATACTTTCCCATAATTTTTGAAACTGATCTGTTGCGCCGGCCGAAATCGTTGCTGTATTACCAATAGGCGGTCCTGATAAGCTGCCAATAATTGACTGATTTGGAAAACTGATAATATAAAAGTCTTCTGCAGGTTTTTGATCGGCACTAACTTGTTCACTTTGCAATGTATTAATCTTAGAAGCTAAACTTTCTGCGCCAGTTTGTAATAATTCTGCAACTGTTCTGCCTTTAAGTTGGACGTCAGTTGTTACTGCATCAACTTGATCTATTAAGGCAGTTTCATTGTAAGGCACAGCTTTAACACTATAAACTGCACCAGATTCTGTAACATCCATATCACTCTTTACTAGTTTAATAGGAATGTGTCTTTTACTAAAAAACGGCTCTTTAATATTTCCTTCATCATCATAGCCAATAAATTCTATACTAAGCAAAAATGGTGCTTGAAGATAGTTAGGATGCCCTGCAACTAACGCCGCTGTTCTTAAGTTATGGAAAAATTGTCCCATACTATATGGTTCAATTACTTTAAAATCAATTGAAGTTGCATTGCTAAGGCGTGTACCAGGATTTGGTGCTAGGTGATTTTTTATTTCAACATCTTCAATAAAAAATTCTACCATGCCATCAACTTCATATATTGAAGGAACTTTATTCCCACCGGTACCTCCACTTTTAATAATTTTAAGTAACGGTCCAACTGTTCTATAACTTAATGGAAAATTTAATTCTAAATTAGTTAATGCGCCTAACGTAAAAATATAGTTATAACTTGCAAATTGATTTAGTTCATTTCTATAAGGAGGAAATCCTCTACCTAAAAGAGATAACGCACCGCCAAGACTAGGATTTTGAATTAGATCAACAACTTGTTTAGTTTTTTGTGCAACGTCAATTACAGGAGCAACTGCTTCTCCTATTGCTCCAGCAACTATTCCGCCGACTGCTCCGCCTACTTCTCCTACAATTACATTTCCAGTATTAAGAGCGGCAGATCCTGCAGATTTTACTGCATTTGATGCAGTGGTAGTAATTGTATTTCCGCTTGGTGTAACTACAGGTTGTAAAAGTTCATTTAACTGTTCTGCCATATTAGGCTCCTAAATAAGATGTCAAGTTTGGTCCTTTAGGTAAAAATATTTTAACTCCAGGAACAAGATCATTAATTGGATCTTTTAGTATATCCATATTTCTCTGTGAAAAAACCCACCATAGATCCTTTGTTCCGTACAAATCATATGCTAATAGATCTGGTCTAAAAGCATATTGAGGTTGCACAGTATATAATATGTCATCATCTTCAGCTGGAACAGGTCTGATACTTAGTATATCTAAATATTGATCATTAACTGTCATTGTTGTATGCCACGGACTTGTAGATTTATATACTGCTGTCATTAGATAAATCCTTTTCCATCAACAATATATTGTCCATTAACAAACGCATCTAAACTAAAATTAGTAACACTATTTCTGCTGTATGTAGGTTGTACAACTACTGATATAGAACTGCGAGTAGGTACCCAAGTACCATTTTCGCCTATTCCTACTTGAATATAATCAACATCGTTTGGAAGTTCAACTGTAAACATCTGAATAGTAACTGGAACATCTTTAAAAACAAAATCTCCATATCCGTTTAGTTTTACTACAGGTGGTGGAGACCCTTGATTTGAACTAGCACCGTATGCCATTTTAGTAATCGATCTTAAGTAATGTGTTGCTGCAACCCAATACTGGCCTTCTAATTCATTTTCAATAAAAAAATCTCCTATGATTGTCATAGCATTCACTTGACTGTTCTGATATGCTGGAAAGGCATAATTACTATGAGTAGGATGTAAAGAATTGTAGTTAGCACTATGTTCCATAATAATTTGAGGAGTATAAGGAAACATAAATCCGTCAGTTTCAAGTAGTGGTTGCAATACTGGACTTGTTTTGTATGAATTTGGCACAGATAATCTTACACGCCAATCTAAGTCAACTTTTGAACCCCAATTTGCTGCTGTAAACCCAATGCCACCAGTAGGAACTGCTCCAGGTAATAAACCAAATGCTCTTAGAGCTTTGCCAAAGCCTGTATCAGAAATACTGTCAGTAACGGATTGAATAGGTTTTGTAATAACAGTATTGACGATACCTTCGCCTGCTTCTAATGCACTACCTACTAAGTTTTCTTGACTACTTGTTGGATCATTTGCCATGCTTGTCTCCTATAGTATTATTTAGTTGACAAAATTATCTACGTATATTATAATGTAATGATTAATAGGAGAAATTATGAGGAAAGTAAATTATCTCAATAATAAAGATATTTTAAAAGAGATACACAAATCAAAATCAAAGTTTTCTAGCTTTGTTGATCCTGAGTATGCTCAATTTGATATTATTTTAGACGATATTGACAAAATTAACATTAGAACCATTGCTGAAGCAAAACGCAATAAAGCAAAACGACTAAGTGATGCTGATTATCAGGCTCGTAAACTAGCAGGCGAAAAAGTTAAACAAGCAGATTGCGAAGTAGACTATAAAAAGATTACAAAAGAAGAATTAATTTTTAGGATTATGACATTTGAACATATTCCAGACGAGCCAGGACGTAAAAAAAATCCTAAAACTGTAGCGGATACAAAAATTAAACTAAATTTTCCACCTTTTCAACATTATAAATTTAATGACGAAGGCGAATTAGTGCTTGTAGGCAAAAGTCATTGGGTTGGCGGCATGGATAACGGACATTTTAGTAAAAGTCATGCTCAAGCAACAGAAAAATTAGCTCGAATGTGGATGAAATTGTGCGATCGTTATGCAACACGCGGTAATGTTCGCGGATACACTTATAATGACGAGATGCGAGGACAAGCAATCCTACAACTTGCACAGATAGGACTACAATTTGACGAATCTAAATCAAATAATCCGTTTGCTTACTATACTGCGGCAGTTACAAACTCGTTTGTTCGTGTAATCAACCTTGAAAAACGCAATCAAAACATTAGAGACGACATTTTAGAGATGAATGACATGAATCCTAGTTATACTAGACAACATAACGCAGAATGGGACGCTGCTATGGCTAGAGAACAACAAGAAAATCCGAAAAAAACATCTTGACAGTAATAATTTATGACGCTATACTATTAGTGTGATAATAATGGAGAACATATTTTGTTTAAAAAAGCGGCTGTCTTTACAGACATACACTTTGGCTTAAAAGGCAACAGTAGAACACACAATGATGATTGCGAAGAGTTTATTGACTGGTTTATCGAGCAAGCAAAAGCAAACGGATGCGAAACAGGCATTTTTTGCGGTGACTGGCACCATAATAGGAATAGTCTTAACCTTACTACTATGGATGCTACTATTCGCAGTCTTGAAAAACTAGGCAAAGCGTTTGACAAATTTTATATGTTTGTTGGTAATCACGACTTGTATTACAAAGACAAGCGTGATGTAAGCTCAACTATTTTTGGAAAACATATTGAAGGTATCACCTTAGTAGATGAAATCTACGAAGAAGAAGATGTTGCACTAGTTCCGTGGCTTGTAGGAGAAGAATGGAAGAAGATTGAAAAGATTAAAGCCAAATATATGTTTGGACACTTTGAACTTCCAAGTTTTTATATGAACGCTATGGTACAGATGCCAGATCACGGTGATTTAAAACCTAGTCACTTTAAAAATCAAGAGTATGTGTTTAGTGGTCATTTCCATAAACGTCAAGTGCAAGGCAAAATCCATTACATTGGCAATGCATTTCCGCACAACTACGCAGATGCATGGGACGATGAACGTGGTATGATGATACTTGATAGAGAAAATAACAAAGAACCAGAATACATCAACTGGTGGAACTGTCCTAAATATCGCACAACAACACTAAGCAAGTTACTAGATCCTAATGCAGACATTATTAAACCTAAAATGTACTTGCGTGTTACGATCGACTTACCTATCAGTTACGAAGAAGCACAATTTATCAAAGAAACTTACATTTCTACACATGGTTGTAGAGAAATTACACTTATTCCGCAAAAACAAATTGAAGAAATTACAACAGACTTAGATATTTCAGCATTTGAAAGTGTTGACGAAATTGTATCTAAAGAAATTACTGCAATTGACAGTGACAATTTTAACAAAAAGATGTTACTAGACATCTATAATGAGCTATAAATGATTAAAGTAAAAGATCTTACAGTAAAAAACTTTATGAGCGTGGGCAATCAGACCCAAGCAGTAGATTTTAATAGAGAGAAGTTGACGTTAGTGCTAGGCGAAAATCTAGACCAAGGAGGTGACGACAGCGGGTCTCGTAACGGAACAGGCAAGACAACAATTATTAATGCATTAAGTTACGCCCTCTATGGAACAGCACTAACTAACATTAAGAGAAACAATCTTATCAATAAAACTAATTCAAAAGGTATGGTAGTTTCACTTGATTTTGAAAAAGACGGTGTAAATTATCGTATCGAACGCGGTAGGTCACCAACTTTTTTAAAGTTTTTTGTTAATGATCAAGAACAAGAAGCAGAAGATGAGTCGCAAGGAGATAGTCGTAAAACACAAGAAGCAGTAAACGATTTATTAGGTATGTCGCACGACATGTTTAAGCATGTTGTAGCTCTTAATACATACTCAGAACCGTTTCTCGCAATGCGAACAAATGACCAACGTGCTATTATTGAACAGTTACTTGGTATTACTATACTGTCAGAGAAGGCAGAAAATCTTAAAGAGCAAATTCGTTCTACTAAAGAATCTATTACAGCTGAAACATTAAGAATTGAAGCAATACAAACTGCAAATGAAAAAATTAGTGCTACTATTGTTAGTTTACAAAGTACTCAACGTGCATGGAATGCTAAAAAGCAGCAAGATCTTGCAAAATTACAGCAAGGATTAGACGAATTAGAACATTTAGACATTGAAGCAGAACTAGAAGCACATGAAAAATTATCTAATTGGACCGAACATAACAACGCAATTACGGCTCTTAAAAAAGAATTAAGCACATTAGAGAGTGCATTACTACGTGCCGACAAGTCTGTTGAAAAGGCGGAAAAAGACATCGCAAATCTTGAAGATGCTACTTGTTATACGTGCGGACAAGCACTGCATGACGACAAAAAAACAGAAATTGAAACAAGAAAAACTAAAGAATTAAACGATGCATTAGCATATCAAACAGAAGTAAATGATAAAATTAGCGGCGTAATGAAAAGTCTTAAAGAAATTGGAGACATTAATGGGCGTCCGGTAACTTTTTATGAAAACTCAAAAGAAGCATATGATCATCGCACTAATGTTGACGGATTAAAGCAAGCTCTGCTTTCAAAAGAAAACGAAGAAGATCCTTATCAATCTCAAATTGACGAATTGAATAATAGTGCAATGCAAGTTATTGAATGGGATCAAGTAAACGAACTTAATAATCTTAAAGATCATCAAGAGTTTTTACTAAAACTGCTTACAAACAAAGATAGTTTTATCCGTAAAAAGATTATTGAGCAAAACCTTGCGTATCTAAACAATCGTCTTACATATTATCTTGACAAGTTAGGATTACCTCATCAAGTTGTATTCCAAAATGATTTAAATGTTGAAATTACTCAACTAGGACAAGATTTAGACTTTGATAACCTATCGAGAGGTGAGCGTAACAGACTTATACTAGGTATGAGCTTTGCATTCCGTGATGTTTGGGAAAGTTTGTATCAAAATATTAACTTGTTATTCATTGACGAGTTGATTGATAGCGGTATGGACACTGCTGGTGTTGAAAGTGCGTTAAGTGTCCTTAAAAAGATTGCACGTGAAAGAGAAAAGAATATTTTCTTAATCTCACATAAAGACGAGTTAGTTGGAAGAGTGAACACAATTCTCAAAGTTGTAAAGGAAAATGGATTTACAAGTTATGAGAATGATGTTGAAGTAGTAGAATGAAAATACGTATAGGTACTAGAGGTAGTAAATTAGGTATAGCATATGCAGAAAAAGTTTGCAAAGAGCTTCCGTATGACACTGAAATTATTACTATTAAAACAAAAGGTGATTTAAATCCAGACACTCCTGTTTCAGAAATAGGAGGCAAAGGTATTTTTTGTAGTGCAATTGAAAAAGAATTGTTAAACGGAAATATTGATATTGCCGTACATAGTTTAAAGGACATGCCCGGAGACGTCGAAACACCGGGCTTAGTAGTAAATTCTGTTCTTAAAAGAAATAGCGCACATGATGTTATAGTTGGAAAAGTAAATTTTGGATGTACAATTGGTACTAGTAGTCCTCGGCGAATAGCTCAATTAAAAGACCTTTACAATAACCTAAATATTATTATCAAACCTATTAGAGGAAATATTGATACTCGACTAGAAAAACTTGATAGCGGCGAATACGATGCTATTGTGTTAGCAGAAGCAGGATTACAGACACTTAATATTAATAGAACATGGATTAAAATTCCTATAGTACCTGCAATTGGTCAAGGTATTATTGCACTACAAACAAGAGAAGACGACGAAGTTATAAATGAAATTGTAAAGAAAGTTAATCATAAAACTACATATGCGCAAGCCCAATTAGAACGAGCATTACTAAAAGGTATTGGTGGTGATTGTACTACAAAAGTAGCTGCACATGCGACTGGTAGTAATCCTATTACCTTAAAGGCAATGTATTATGATTAATGACGATACACATGACAAATTAACCAAAGCATACATGGAATACTTTAAGGCCAACGAAGCATTTGAATCAAGAAAGTCTCATCGTACCCATGCAGCAAGTAGAAGATTCCTAAGGCAAATTAGAGATTTGGCAAAAGAACGTATGGATGAAATTCATAAAACGTACCAAGCCAAAAAAGAGGCAGAGAAAAAATAGGCACAGGTAAGTAAGTTCATGCAGTGGACTTACAAAGGCAAAGTAATAGATAAAATACCAGACGAGTATGAAGGCTTTGTATATCTCATAACCAATCTTAAAACTGGGCAAAAGTACGTAGGCAAAAAACTAGCAAAGTTCAAAACAACAAAACCTCCGCTAAAAGGCAAGAAAAATAAAAGACGTGGATATAAAGAAAGCGATTGGAAAACCTATTGGGGTAGTTCTGATAGACTAAACGCAGATGTACAGACACTAGGCCCAAAAAACTTCACAAGAGAAATATTATATCTTTGCAAAGGCAGGGGCGAAATGTCCTACATTGAGGCAAGAGAGCAATTTGACCGCCGTGTATTAGAGAGCGACGAGTATTACAATGGAATTATTAATGTTAGAGTTGGCGGTTCCGACAAATTGCGCAAGGCATT